TCCTCCTGTTTTTAGACCTTGTGGTTGTGGTCCCTTTTCAGGTGGTGGCCCAGATTTTACTCCACCGCTTGTTCTATTTAAATTATTTTTTATCAAGTTTTTGCCTCGCAATCTCTAATCTATCGTCAGACTGTTGATCTTGTGTTGCTAATCTATCGTAATCAAATGAAAGTCTTTCAGCTGCCCTTTGATTTTCTTGCTCTTGTTTAAATTGTGTTTCCTCAGCTTTTCTTTGCATGTCCATAGCTTTCAAATCTACTTCTTGCTGTTTTATTCGCACTAATGGGTCTTGTTTAGCGGCGTTTGCCTGCATTTCTGACTGGACTAATTCCTGTGTGATTCTTGCGGCAGCTTTTGCTACCTCTGCATCATACATAATTTGAAATTGTTCAGGATTTTGTTGTTGCATAGCCGCCATTTGTGGATCTTGAGCCATCATGGCTTTGACTTCACCTCTTGCTTTAAAAGAAACGTGGTCTGATATGTGTGATTGAAGCAATGCATAAACTTGTGGGTTGATTTGAACCATTCTTGAGTTCATAAATGCCATGTGTGCTGCCAAATGTGCATCGTGATCTTGAAATTCAAATGCTGTAAGTAGTTGCATTTGTAATGCACGTGCATTTTCCTTTGCAGGATCCATTGGTTCTGGTTGTTTTGGTGCAGGTTTCATCAAAGTTTCAATTTGTTTAGTGCCTAGTGCCTCATAAACACGTCTGTAAGCTTCATGTATGTTATGAATTTGTGGATTTGATTGAGCTACTTGCAATTGTGTTTGTGCAAGTATAACTCTTTGTGACATTGACATAATATTTGGATCTGCGACAGGTAAAATATCAACTTTATTGTCAAAATCTGCTGATTTTATCTGTCTTGGTCCACCATAAACATCAAAAGGGTATTCAGGTGGTAAAAATTCTGAGCAAATTCTTGATAAAATTTTAAATTCTAGTCGCATTGCATAGTAACAACGCTTATGTACACCACTCATGACACGTGAACCACGTTCCATCAGTGCAATTGTTGTGCCAACAGCTCTATTTTGAGTGTCATTTCCAATATTTGAATCTGTAATTGCTGCAAATTTCTGTCCTGCTTGCACTACAAAACCTAAAAGATTGTATAAAGTAACAGACGGCTCTGAAAATGGTAGTGGAAAGAACTGATCTCTTATATTACCACCTGGTGCATCAACATCTCTAAACTCTCCAGGTTGCATTGGTTGGTCATCATCTCTAACTCTTATACCTCTAGACTTAAAACCCGCTGGTAAATTTTTTAAAGTTCCAGCATCAATCAATTGTCTTAAAGATTGTGTAGCCGCTTGCGATAATCCACCTATCATATGGGTCAAACCAAAACCATAAAAACCTAATCCAGGTAAAAATTTAAAGTGAACAAAATATTCTATTCGTGCATAACTCAAATCATCAGGTCTATAGTTTCTATATATAGATAAAATTTCTCCACTACCTTCATCTATTGTAACAATGTATGGAATTTTAATTTTTTTTGCTTTTTTATCAAATTTTTCATAGTCATCCAAATTTAAATCTACATGCATTTCTAAAATTGTATGTAGATAATCGTCACCAGTTCTTTTTACTCCCTCAAGTTCATTTATTTTTTTCTGTAAATTATCAGGTTCTGTATTTGATTCAGATAATTCTATATCTCTATAGAATCCTGCTGCTTGTTTTTTAATGACTTCATTTTTTGTCATTTTAATTACATGAGTTATTCTCTCACAATCTTTTAAATCTGAAGCATAATATGGAACTACAATTTCTTCGGCTGGAATAAATTTAGATACAGGTCTTCCTAGCAAAGCATCGTAATAAATTTTTTTAAATGTGCTGCCTGATAAAGGAAGATAAAATAACATTTGATCCATGTCTGTTGTGTACTCCTCCATCTCTTCCATTAAGAGGTAGTTCATATATTCTTTGACTCTTTCTGCTTGCGCTTCGATTTGTGGAGTTTGTAACCCAACAACTTGAGTTCTTACCGGACCATCAGATGGAACAAGTTCTTTATAGGCTTGTGCTTGAAACTGCGTTGTAGCCTCTGCAAGCATTGGATGAGTAACGTTAGATGCGCCTTTAAATGGTCTTGTTACACTTGTGTATTTTGTACCTAATAAATCTAAACCTTTAATGTATGCATCTTCCCAATCTTTTCTTGATAATTTATCTTTTTTGTATTCTTGAGAAAGTTCTGATGCCATGGACGATAATGTTCTTTCATCCATGTCTTCTGCTAAATTTGCATTAAAGTCGTCAACTGGTTGCTCTACTACCTCTTCTTCTCCTTCAACAGAAACGTCAATTGGTAAACCGTCTGGTTGTTCTTGGACTTCTTCAGTTACTCTTGCGTCCTCTTCAATAATTTCGTTATTCTTCTCTATCGCCATGATTGATTATACCTTTTAGTTTTAAATATATCTACTACAAGTCCTCCAGTGGATCTGTAAGTTTTTTGAGTTTGTCTCATGAGTGGTGACACTTTAATCGCAAAAGCATCAAAATACAACCTTGGATCATTTTCTAAAATTAGTTTGTAGCCCTTTTTAGGATCCTTTGCTGCATCATCGTGAAAAGTATTATTTATTTTTTTTCCTTTAAGCTTGTGAGTTTCTGGATATTTAAAAGCATCTGTCTCAATTTTTTTGTAAGGTAACTTTGGGTCTGATAAAGATATCCTAGTAGGCCCTGATTTAGATCCATAAAAATTAGCTAATTTTCTCATGAGTTCTGGCATGACAGCTTTACCTCTTTTATCTATCCCTTTACCATCAGCATACCCATAAAATCTTTCGTTTCCTTTTTTATACCCTTGTCTAAAACTTAATTTATCAAACGGGGCAACGGCTACATAATCAACACCCTCTCTCGCCGCTTTTTGTGTTAAATATTTTAGTGCATGGTCTCCATATGCATCTGCCTCTACTAATGGAAAATAATTGTATCTTTCTTGATTACCCATATTTCTTCTTTGAAATGTTTGATTTAATTTTCTTTGAATGTCGCTTAATTCATTTGAAAGAGCTTGAACTTTATTCGGTTGTCTATTAGCTAAGGCTTCATCCATTTGTTTCATTAATTTTGATCTGTTGTTAGCTAGTAAATTTATTTCAATATCTGCTTGAAAAGGATTTGTTCTACTTTCTCCAGACAATTGTTGTGCTTTTGATAAACCTTTTGCTACACTTTGGTTTACATCAGATTGTATTTCATTAATCATAAATACTTTTTTACCATCTGGAGTAAATCTTGTGTCGTATCTCACGTGATAGATATTATTTGTTTCTTGTGGCAAGACATCACCAAAATGGCCTCCTCTGTTAAAACGACTTGTGTTAGATTGTATTGGATCATCTAAGACCATTATTGTTTCTCTGTAGTCTTTCCCTCCTTGCAAAGTATAACTTGTCTCTTTTCCATAATAGGTTTTTGTTTTTTGCATTGGTGCAACAGTTTCACTTACTTCTCCCAAAATTTTATTCATAAGCTTTCTGTCACCTATGTCTATTCCAGGAAGGTTTCGTACTCTTTTTAACTCATCACTAAATTGATTAAATGATGCTCTTCCTACATCATTTTTTAAACCTCTTAAATTATAAATCACTTCACCTAGCTCACCTGCTATATCATCTCCATCAATAGTTGATTGATTAGCATATTTTTTTGATAATGAGTTTAATGTGTCGTCAGCATTTTTAACAACAGTTTCAAATCTCTCAGTAACTCCTTTTGGCATACCAAGTTCAACAGGTCTTAGTCTATTTACTGGATTTAATTTAATCATTGCACCAAGTTCGTTACCATCTAATTTAAGACCAAATTTTTTTGCTGCAAAAAGTAAACCGCCAGTTAGATCTCCCGCTTCATTAAATATAGCAAGGTTAGAATCAAATAATTCTTCTTTATTGATGACAACCTCTTTTCCTTGAAAAGGGCCTCTATCATATCTAAATTTTTTAGGCTCTCGTACAGTCTTTGATGCAGGTTTACCAAATATTTTAAAATTTACTTTTCTTGTAGATGTTAAATGATCTATCCATTCATCTGCAGAGAATTTTCCTGCACCTTTTTTCATTATCCAATCATAAGTTGATGAACCAAAAGCAGGGGCAGTATCATCGCCCATGTGTAGTGATTTTGTTTTTTTAAGAACAACAGGTGGGTTACGAACTTCCTGTAAAGCTAATTCTTTTCCGGTGTCCTGTGATGCTTTACCTTCGTAAGTGAGAAGCTTTTGTTCTTTTCCAGTGGCCGGTGACGGTTGTGGTTTTTTACCTAATACCTTACGACCAATCCCTAATAACAGATTCTTAAGGGACATCGTCCCTCCTAATATAATTTAGTAGGCTTGTTTTTACCTAATTTACATTTAACTTTGATGGACTTACCAGATTTGTAACCCATGGGCTTGTTCATCATTCCGCCACCCATATATGCTTTTGTTGGAATACCTGTAGCATGATCTTCAAGAAATTGTTTATCTCTTCTAGTTAATCTTTCACTATTCTTTTTTTTATTTTTGATGCTTTGCATGATTTTACCTTTTGGTCCACCCATGTCTAAACCGCCGCCTACGGAATATTTCTTCATCATTCCGCCAGCCATTCTACCTTGAGCCTTAAGTTTTGCTGTAGCAGCAGCTAATCCACCACCCATTTTTTTATTTTCTTTTTTCTCTTGCATTTTCTT